CCAATTCGGCCATTAAAGCCGCTTCGGTCTTTTCGGCCTGCGAGGACATCTGTGCCTCGATTTCCTTGAACGCCTCCACCTGGGCATCGTTGTAAAACTTGTAAAGCCCTTCCGCCTGCCACGGTAACAACCCCAGATAATGAGCCACCTGCTTAAATCCTGCCGTCAACTTCTCGTCTTTCGGGAACCCCTCAGGCAGATTCGCCTCCAACTTGTAGCCGTCGGCAGACTTCGGACGGCCCAGCTTATCCATGACATAATTCCAGTTCTCCGGCGTGTTCAATTTTCCCGCGGGAATCGGTATCTTTTCCGCGCCAACAAGGGTTTGAGCGTGCTTGTAGCTCTTAAATACGTCGCCCAGCCCCTTGCCCTCAAACGGTTTAAAAACAGGATCGTCTTTGAACTCTCCCAACAGTTCCGCGTTAATGGTTAAAGGCTGATTGCCCGGCTCTGGCTGACTCCCCGGATTTGCACCCGGATCAATTCCCGGATCATCTGACATAAAGTTTTCTCCCTTCTAAAGTTTTTGCCGCAGCTCGTTTGATAGATGCGACTTGATGAATAAAAAGACGTTTCGCTCGCCTTCCCGAAATGCCGTTTCGTGCGTGTCGCCCTTCCAATATGTAACCTCGTTGTCATGGCAAAACGATTGCAGCGCCTTCAACACTTCAAACCCTTCCGGCGTGGAGAACGTCACACCGAAATTGATTCGGAGTTGCTTTGCCGTGTTCTCCGCCGCCGCCTCTTGCTCGCGTTCCAGTTGTTCGTGGTCCTGAATAAATAAATCGTTCACTGATTAAGAGCCTCCAAAACACTGCCCTTTTCGGCCCCTTTTGCGAGGTTTGGTATCTGCTGCGCCGCACGTTCGAGCGTCTCCGCTTCCTGCTGCGCCTTCAACGCCTCCGCCCTTTTCTGCCGGATCTCTGCGACAAATTCAGGCGGATTCAGATATTTCACCGGGACACCTGCCCTCAATGCGGTACCTTGTGCAATCTCATCCAGATTATAGTTGTCCATGATCTCGGGGTTGATCTGTGCCAGGGGGGCAACCGCGTTGAGCGTGTCCACCGTTGCGCGCGTCTCGTAGGCTTTCATCATAAGCGCCAGGCGGCCAGTATATTCAATTTCTAGCCCTTGCCCCATCAGTTCGCGAGGAGGCGGCAAAATAGCTCCCGCACGGAAAAGAAGCCAAAAAACCCGTCCTAAAAATGGGTCCAGCAACTCCACTTGCTGCCGTCCCAGAGCTGGCCCTAAAATATAAATATTTTCTTCTAGCCGCTTGCTGATCTCATAGGCAGTCCGGTCCGTCCGGTTATCAGACGCCAGCAGTTGAAATAGGTCGTTATAAAAAGCGTCTTTGATTGCTTTCCGGCGCCCTTCTTCCACTTCCAACGCAATTTCGAAACGGCCATTGCTCTGTAGCTGCTTCGGCTCATGCCCCGGTTTGTGGTAGATGATCCCTGCGGGACGCGTGACGGTCGTTGACAGAGCGGCCTCGGAGGACGCCAGAAGCGGCGGGTCAATCTGTTTCTGAATGCCGCGCCAGTTATCGTAACACATTTGATTAAGCATCCGCCCATCGGGCAGCGCGTCCATGCCCGGAGAGCGGCCGTATTGCTCGCCTTCGTCCTTCTCCCATCGCGGCACGGCATAGGGGAATTCCTGATAACCGGATTCAGCCAGGACATTCTTTGCCTCTTTTTCAACCCATACTGACGCATACGGCATATTGAGGTTATCGGCTTTATTCCAATTATAGTCGTCGCGCGGATATACAGCATGGATCACGTCAAATGTTTCGGTATATTTTTGATCCTTGTGGGCCTTTTGAACCTTCTCAGAGCATTTATCCCCCCATTTCTGAATCATCTGCCGACAGGTAAAACGTTCAAGCCGATACAGCGCATCTACAACGCCTTCGGCGTCCTCCAACACGCAGCAATTACCGACAGAGAACGCCTGGCAATTCAACGCATATCGTTTCCCTGGTTCGACATAAAGCACCGCAGTCCCAGCCCACCCTTCGGACCGGTAAACCTGCTGAAGCGCTAAAGGGGCATTAGAGGCGTTTATGGCTGAACGCATGCGGTCAGTCGTGTCGGCCAGCCAATATTTCACGTTGGATATTTCCGCGATGGATTTATTCTTTACAGTCAGAGAAAACCACGGCGTTGCCTGCGGCGTCAAATTGCCGAACAACCCATTGGCAAAAACACGATGCGCCCGGATTGCTGTGCCGTCGTAAATGTTTTTGTGCCTCTTCCCCCCTGCAACCCATTGATCATAGAGAAATTTAACCGCCACTAGATACTCGGATATTTCCCGTAAATGGGCCTGATACGCCGCTTTGTCGCCATCGAGCCGGTTGTATATCTCAACAATTTTTTTACCGTCAGCAGGCGTCGCCATTATACCGCCGCTCCAGTAGTGTCGCGCCCGGATTTGCCCGCGCCCAAAAGCCGCTTTTTCTGAATCGGGGCTCTATCGCCTGCTTTATCGCCTGCAAATTCCTTTTCTGTGGCCGTCGGCATAGCCTTTAAGATTCGCCGCTTTTCATCCTTCACAGCGGCGTTGCTGCCCGCCGTGTCGTCCGTCGGCATATTCCCCGGAGTCAGTGGCACGCTTGCCGTTTTCGGGGCCTCCGGTGCCTTTTTGGGCGGAATAAACACAGGGGGTTTGTCGGGCCCCCCGGAGATTTGTTTCATCAAAAACGCGCCGAGCAACTCAGCCATATTATCGCCTCCCGAATAGATTGTAATCGGCCTGCCGTACATCGCGGCCATAGGTGAATATATCGGCTCCATTGTCCTGCATCTGCGGGAGCCTCCGCATTGCGGAAACCTTCATCGTGGACATGGAGCAATAAACGACCGCATCCCCATCATCCGGGGACCGGCCCAAACGCTTTTTGATTTCCTCTTTTGATTCAATCAGAATACCGCCCGGCGTCAGCTTCCATAACGGCGCACACAACCCGGCTTTCATCTTCGGGTCGGGAGGCAATGCAATCCGGCATCCGGTTTGCGGATCCAGCATTTCCCGGAATCGCCACCATATCATCGCCCTCAGGTTGCGGAATTTCAGTTTCCCGGTTGCCTTGTCTGTTTGGGCCACACATGAATCTGTGTCATAACCCACAACAGGAACGACCTGCATTCCGTTGGACTCCAAATGCCCAATGGTTTCGCCGCCAACACCGAGCGCGTCCACATGCACCGGCGCGCCATCGCGTAAACAAGAGACGATCAAACCGGCTGTCACTGATCCGTTCGGCGTTTCTTTGCCTGGCCATCGTTTGAGCGGCGCGTACCAGTTTCCATATCTTGTTGACACAACTGTTTCATCCTGCCCACCACGCGCCACGTCCGCCCCGCACGAATCCATTTCCCCGCGCTGCCCTTCCGGCGTCCATCGTTCCATGGCCAGTTCAACCCATCGTGTCGGAATAACTTGCCAAACCGAATCCTCGATACCGGCTTTAAAATCAGCATTGAGCATTTGAGAGCGTAAAGGCTCTGGAAGGGCTTGCAATGTTGCCTCATATCCCGTGGCCATGAGAAACGGATTGTCTGTCACCCTGGAACTGATAAACGTCCTTGAAAGAGGTTGAACCATTCGCCCATTGAGCTTGAACGGCCTGCCGGATTCTACTTCAACATCCTTGCCGTCGATAGTGGTAAACCATCGAAGCTCGCCAGGCTGTGCAGGATTCGGATGTTTTTCATCGAGCCACGGAGCCCAATACTGAATTACCCACCGGCCGTTTTCATCCGTCGGCGGATTTCCCGCACAGATCACACGGCATCGCTGGCCCTGCTTGGTCGTTCGCAGCCAGCCGATCAAAAACCTGAATTGTGATTCTTGAAAGTGTGTGATTTCATCAAAGCCAATAAAATCGTGAGGACGCCCCTGATACTTGATTTCATCCCCGACGTTTGAACACGATCCGAACTCAATTCGCCGGTCCTGCATTCGTAAAATATCCTGCTGCCCGTTCCAGCCCTGTCTTGATTTCAGAATTTCATCCAGTAACCGCGATTGAATACCGACAAGCTGCGTCGCTTGCCGCCTGAAAATAATCGAGCTTGTGTGTTCCGTTAACGCCGCGCCAAGAAGCAAATCTGATTTCCCTCCACCTGCCGCGCCGCCGTAGAAAACAATATCCGCCATGCTCTCAAGCGCGTCTTGCTGCGGCCCGGGCATCGGCACCCAGACAGGCAAAGAAGCGCCGACAATCTCATCAAACTCCGCCCGCTCATCGTCGGTCAGTGTTGACAGAATATCGGTTATTTCTTCAATC